CGGGTCCATGAGTCGAGGCCGCAAATTCATGCGAATGTGCATTTCCAAGCCCATGTCCTCAGCCAAAACTTCCTCCAAGACCAGAAGTCGGCCCTTGTGGTCGAGTTGGCAGATCACAGAACAGGGGTCGCGCCCGAAATCCTGCCCGATGATCAGCGGCATAAGCTGAACAGGCTCCAGTTCGTCGGTCGTGTGGAACGCGAACTTGAAGGATTCACGGAAAACCGCGGAACCTGACGGATCATCGCCATATTCAGCGTTGACATAACGGCGAACCCAGTCCGGATGGCCGGTGCGGGTCAGTCGCTCGTAGTACTTCCGACCCTGTGCACGCCTTGCCGGGTCCTCTGGGGGTAGCTGAAGCGTCTCGGGGGTCTGGAGAAGCCACTCAAGGTTCTCCGCGTCCTCGTGCATGCCGCCCGGCTGCTTGAAAATCTGGCTGTCGGGCTGGGGTTCCTCCATGAACTTCCACCAGTCCGAGCCTTCGGAGGGGAAGTTGGTATCGGCGATGATGCCTACCCACGTCGCACCACCCTGATTCGCACTGGGGTAACGACCGCAACGACCGGACACAGACGAGATCATGTCCAAATCCATCTCGATGCACTCCGAAAGCCATGCGCCGGTAAGCTGCATGGATAGCAGTCGCCGCTGATCCTCTGGAGTATCGAGGGGAATCATCAGCCATTCCGAGCGCACGTCGCCCACAGTGATGTAGATCGTGGATTCGGAGACGCGATAGTCTGCCACCGGACCAAGCCAAGATAGAACATCTTTAAGAATGGTGTCCTTCAACTGCTTGAGGGTCGAGCGGACGATGGCGAAGCGGGTATGACGGAGGCCATCAGGAGCGGCCTTCTGTTCGCAAGCCCTACGGAACAACTCAAAGAGGCAGGCCGTGGTCTTGCCAGAGCCAACTGGCCCTGCGATCAGTCGAATGAATGCGTCAGACTTCATGAAGCTGGCGCAGATCGGGGGAGCCGTGTAACTAAGCTGCATTTTCATCCTCGTGTTCGATTACCTTGGAAGGTAACGTCTTGTCATACGTCAGCTTCGCGTCTGCTCCGAGGTTGATTGTGACGTGGAAGCGCTCGCCACCGCTTGAACCATCGACGCCGACGCCTGACCGGTCCATGCCGCCGAGCTTGGTCATCAGCTTGGCCAAGTCATTGCGGTGGAGCAGGGGGGCGTCTTGGTTGTGCATCTGTGCGTAAGCTTCGGGAAGCCATTCCTCGACGGCGGCTGCGGCTTTGATCTTGACACGTTCCGGCGTGTTCTCTGCCGAGTTCCATTCGAGAATGGCCTCTTGCAGATATTTTTGGAAGCGCGGATGCTTCTCGATCACTTTCCAGACATCCTCATCGACTTGGTTGTCTGCGAGGATTTTGCTTAGTTCGTGGATGTCTTGGGCGATGGCGCGGGCGAGCCGAACCATGAGCAAGTCACCTTGTAGTTGTGGAAGAACAATTTCTTTTGCCATGTAAGCCTCCTGACACCGTACAGATACCCTAAAACAACCCCCTTTACAAGGTGACCTGTTTTGGGTTATGTGTGGGCATGGTCGAAGCTCTCCCACAGCGTGGCACCTTGCGTGTCGTTCCTCCTGCCCAACACGAGGCAGCATTACAAGCTGGGTACAGAGCCCAAGCAGCCGCGAATGACGCAGCCAAACAGGCATCCATGCCCGATATGACGCGCCTAGCGTCGTACATCCGTGGCCAGTTCGACATCATGCAGACTCATAGGCAGGGCGGGTCCGGTTGGGCTGACCGCATGCTGAAGGCAGTCAGGGCGTTCAACGGCGAGTATGCGCCCGAGAAACTGATGGAAATCCAGAAGTTCGGTGGGTCCACAGTCTATGCCCGCATGATCGCGATGAAGTGCCGGGGCGCAAGCTCCCTGCTTCGCGATGTCTACCTCACAACCGACCGCCCTTGGGGCATCTCACCACCGGCTGACCCGGATATACCTCCAGAGGTAACTCAAGCCATCCAGCAGTTGGTGATGGGAGAAGTCGAGCAGCTTGCTCAAGGTGGCCAGCCGATCCAGCCCGCCATGATCCGCGACCGCATCAACCAGTTGATGGAGTCGGCCAAGCGCGCGGAGAAGAAAAACGCCGCTAAGCGGGCCAAGACCGCCGAAGACAAAATTGAAGAACTTTTGGAAACGGGGTCGTTCTACAAGGCGTTTGCCGAGTTCCTCGTTGATCTACCACTGTTCCCATTCGCATGCCTCAAAGGGCCGGTCGTACGCATAGTCCCCACGGTGTCATACACCAACGGTAGGGCATCGGTTACCCAGAAGGCCAAGCTGTTCTGGCAGCGTGTGTCGCCGTTTGACCTGTATTGGTCGCCCGGTGTTTCGGATATCGAGGACGCGTCCGTCATTGAGCGTACTCGGGTCACTCGTGCCGATCTCAATGACCTCCTTGACCTACCGGGGTACGATACTGATGCCATCCGAGGCGTACTTGATGATTATGGTCGTGGTGGGTTATTTGATAATTGGGACTCTACTGATTCTGAAAGGGCGGTAGCGGAGAACCGCGAGAACCCCCACATGAATCAGTCGGGGATCATCAATTGTCTGGAGTTCACTGGCTCCATTCAGGGTCGCCTGCTGCTGGATCATGGGTTCACGGTCAACGATATCCCCGATCCGCTGCGTGAGTACACTGTACAGGCATGGCTGATTGGGCGCTATGTCATCAAGGTCCAGCTTTCGCCGTCGCCGCGCAAGCGCCATCCCTATTTCATCACGTCATTCGAGAAGGTGCCGGGAACGCCCGTAGGAAACGGACTGCCGGACATCTTGGAAGACGTGGGCGAGGTCGCAAATGCGACACTAAGGTCGCTGGTGAACAACCTTTCGATCTCGTCAGGTCCGCAAGTCGTGGTCAACATGGATCGAATCCACGCACAGGAGGACCCCGAGTCCCTGTATCCGTGGAAACGCTGGCTGGTCACGAGTGATCCGCTCGCGAGCAATAATTCACAGAAGCCGGTGGACTTTTTCCAGCCCCAGTCCAACGCGCAGGAGCTTCTGACAGTTTACAACCAGTTCCAGAACATCGCAGACGACTTGTCGGCCATCCCGAAATACATGGCTGGCTCTGGCGCGTCAGGCGGCGCTGGCCGCACTGCTGCCGGTCTTGCCATGCTCATGGGTAACGCGTCCAAAATCCTCCAGACGGTCGCTGCCAACATCGACCGGGACGTGATGCACCCGCTTCTCGACTCGCTCTATGACATGCTGATGTTGACCGACATTGAGGGTATCCTCAGTGGCGACGAAAACATCAACGTTATGGGTGTTAAGATGGCCTTGCAGCGTGAGACACAGCGCGCTCGCCAGCTTGAGTTCCTCCAGATCACGGCAAACCCCATCGACGTGCAAATCATGGGGCCGCAGGGACGGGCTAAGGTGCTGCGTGCTGTCTCTGAAACTATCGGCATCCCCGGCGATGGCCTCGTACCGGACGATGAAGAACTCGCGGCACGGCAAGAGGCACAAGCTCAACAGCCACCTCCGGGAGGCCAAGAGGGGGCAGCAGCCCAAGGTGGGCAGGCTCCGAAGGGTGGCAACACCACACAGGACATGGGTCCACGTGCAACCATCAGTGGCGGCGTCCACTAACAAAGGAGAATGAAATGGCTGCTTTTTCTGCAAAGAGGCAACTCGATACGCAATCGACTGCCAAGGAACTGAAGCGTCTGTCGGCATACCAGACGGCCAAGGCCGCGACGTATCCGGCAGCGGTCGCCACGGCCAACGCCACCGATCTGGCGACGTGTCAGGCGCTCGCCAACCAGTTGAAGACTACACTCAACGCGTTGCTGGCCGCGTTGCAGTAAGTGGGTGACAACCCACCCATCTTCAGCAAGAAAATGGTCGGGAAATACTTCCCGGCCACAACTGTTTTGAAGGAGAGAAACATGAAAGCGCCTACCAAGACTTCTGTCAAAAGCAAACAGGTTTCGTCATCGCCGAAGAAGTGGCTCCCGCCGTCGAAGTCCGGCAACCACATGGTCGGCAAGCAGGTGTCGAAGCCGCAGAAGAAGTGCTGATTACCTGTGAAGGTAACAGAAGGAGGGCACTATGAGCGACCGTAGTGCCCTTCAGCTTGCAGTCGCACACTTGGCCCGGTCAGCCCCCCAAAGCTGGGAACAGTTTTTGGCGGCGTACCGCGTCTATTCAACCGAAGTACTGAAACAAGTTCTGTCTTCGCCACCCGAGTCACTTCATGTCGCCCAAGGTCGAGCCAAACAGGCCGATGAATTCTTGCGCGTTCTTGAAAGTTCACCCGGCATTGCCGAACAGATCGAAAAAAGGAAGTAAATCATGGCCGATCCAATCACCGCTGCTCGTACTGTCCGTCAGGCTCCCGCCGATGGCCGCGATCCCAATGTGAAGCTCCCCCCGCGCGTGAAGGCGGAAGCTGCTCGCTCCGAAGCCCTGCTTAGGCAGAGCATTGGCGAGGACCCGAACCCGCCTGTGACCACCATCGAAGACGCTCCCCCGGTCGGTGAAGATCGCGTCGTGGTGGAACCACTTCAGACCCAGCAGCCGCAGCCTGCCGTTGCTCCAGCCGCTCCCCCCGCTGCCCCGCCGCAGGGTAAAACCTATTCGGAAAACGACTTCAAGGCGATGCAGACTCGCTTTGAACGGGCCAACGATCAGGCGCAACGACTGTCGGATGAAGTCTCGAATCTCCGCAACGTCATCGCAACGATGCAAGCTGCGCCGCCCCCCGCAGCCGCAGCTACCCCGCCCGAGTTGCAGGCCCAAAGCCTGCTTACACCAAAGGAAATCGAAGACTACGGTCCGGAATTCCTCGATGTCGTCGGTAAAAAGGCCAAGGAAATTGCCGGGGCCGAGATCGCCCAGTTGCGCCAACAGGTCGAAAGTCTGACCAAGGGCATCCAGTCCACGACCCAGATGACCATGGCCCAAGCGCGGGACAAAATGTTTGAAGTTTTGAACGAGAACATCCCTGATTGGCGCGACATCAACAACGATCCAAATTTTCTTTCATGGCTGCGCTTGCCAGATGCCTTTTCTGGTGCTATACGTCATGACCTATTGAAGGCTGCATACGACCAGAACAACGCTGCTCGTGTCGCCGCCTTCTTCCAAGGCTTCCTCGCTGAAGAGGCTGCTGTGGCTCCTGCGAACAACGCTCCACCGGCAACGCCGCGTGCAGCACCGGCACCCAAGGTGCCGCTCGAAAGTCTCGCAGCACCCGGCAGAGCAAAGTCTGCGGCGGCGCAAGTCCCCGTTGAGAAGCCGATCATCACACGCGCTCAAGTAACGTCGTTCTATGCCGATGTGGCTGCTGGTAAGTACCGGGGCCGCGAGGATGAGAAGAATAGGCTGGAAGCCGAAATCTTCTTGGCGACGAACGAGGGCCGACTCAGGTGAAACCCTTTTCAACATGAGGTCAAAGGACCATGGCATTTCCAGTCGCAACTGGCGTATCAACGCCTCCGATCTACCCTACCGGTGGTACCGGCAACCAGATGTCCACCGACAAGTTCATTCCCGAAATCTGGTCGGGAAAGCTTGTCGAGAAGTTCTACGATTCGACCGTTCTCGCCGCCATTTCGAACACCGACTATGAAGGCGAGATCAAGAATCAGGGCGACAAGGTCATCATCCGTACCAAGCCGACCGTGACCATCAAGGACTATCGCGCTGACGGCGCGTTGGAGCTTGAGCGTCCGCGCGGTTCCAACGTCTCCCTCACCATCGACAAGGGCAAGTACTTCAACACGATCCTCGACGACGTGATGGACGTGCAGTCCGATCTGAATTCGCTGAACCTCTGGTCGGAAGACGCGGCCCAGCAGATGAAGATCGTCATCGACTCGGCGGTACTCGCTGGCCTTCTCGGCACCCCCGCCGTGAAGAACCGTGGTACCACCGCAGGCCGTATCTCCAGCAACATCAACCTTGGCGTCACTGGTACTCCGCTGGTTGCAGTTGCGCGTGATCCGGCTGTCGGCGAAGTCGAAGTTCTGGAAGTGCTGTTGCGTCTCGGTCAGGTCCTCGACGAGCAGAACATCCCGGAGCAGGGCCGCTGGGCGATCATCCCAACGTGGTTCTCGACCCGGATCAAGATGTCGGAACTGCGGCAGGCGTACCTGTCGGGCGACTCGGTTTCCATGCTGCGCAACGGGCGCATCGGCATGATTGACCGGTTCACTCTCTACGTTTCCAACCTCCTTCCGGCTGGTGTCGCGGGCGGTCTGGCGGCTGGCGAGTTTGCGGTGTTCGCCGGGCACTCCCATGGTCTGACCTTCGCTTCGCAGGTTTCCAAGGTGGAAACGCTGCGTTCGGAAATGACCTTCGGCACGATCCTTCGCGGCCTTCAGGTCTATGGCTTCGGCGTCATCGACCCGACCGCGATTGCGCAGGCCATCGTCGTTGCTGGCTAATTACCTCCCAAGGTAACGCCGTGATCCCCTCGGCTTTCGAGCCGGGGGGTCATCCACAAGGAGACGGGTATGGCACTGGACACGGTAGGGCAGATTGTCGCGCGAGCTAGGACTCTGCTGCAAGACACGGTTGAACCATACCGTTACAATACCCCCGATTTGATTTCCGCGCTCAATGAAGCGTGCATGGAGGCAAGGCGGCTTCGCCCAGACCTCTACTTGCGGACACTGAAGCTCTCACTGCCATCATTTGTGGCTGAAGCTGACGCGGTGACCGACGACAAAATTCCCTCCGAGTACCGCCCAGCGTTCATCTATTACATCGTCGGCAACGCCCAGTTGCAGGATGAGGAAGATACGCAAGATCAGCGGGCCACGGTGTTCCTCAACAAGTTCGTGGCGCAAATGCTGCAAGTCCCGTCGTAGGAGTGAGCCATGGCTGATCCACTATTTGACCGTATCATGGACAGCGCCCGCTCGCGGCTCCCCGGTGCCATCGACAACCAGATTTACTTCGAAGCTGCTGATGTGCTGAACGAGTTCTTCCGCATGTCGAACTGCTGGCGCGAAGTGATTCAGGTAACATTCGACAGTCGAGTCGAATACGAACTATTCACCGACGAAATGCCAGCACGAGTGGTGTCATTGATTGGCGTAACGGACGCCAACAATATCCCTGTGTGGGCCACTATGGTTAACCCGAACCTGTTGATGCTCGCACGTGATGCCACGCCGGGGGTGTACAACATCAGCACTATTCTTACGGTTGCCAACAAGATCAACGATGAGAAGTACCCGCGATTCCCCCAGTGGGTCGCAGATACTTACGGCGACGTGATTGCTGACGGGATCGTGGGCCGTCTCACTGCTATGCCAGCCAAGCCGTATAGCTCGGCCAAGCACGCTATGTTCTACACTGCCAAATTCAAGCAGGGTGCCAACTCTGCCCGGATCGAGGCGAACCGGCAGAATCTTGTCGGCGGGCAAGCATGGCAGTTCCCGCGCTTTGCAGCGCAGAATTACTCTCGGAGGTAACTTATGGCTGTAATGCAAGGGACAGTCGTCCAAAAATATCTGAACCTCAAGAACAGTGATGGGACTCCTGTCGATATAACTGGCTGGACTCTCCATGCCAGTATGCGGGTAGCTCCAACGGCGCTCGATTCCTTGGGGGAGCTTACCACTGAAAACGGTGGTTTTGCGCTTATCGATCCGCCGAACGGGCGCATGGCGATCATATTGGATGATTCAGTGACGGCGATCCTACCAGTGGGGCGGATTTTCTTTGACGTGTTGCGCGTCAATGGACCAGCGGGGCCGGTGTGGCTTTTCGGTGGCAACTTCTTGGTCAAACAGCCTGTGACGAGGTAACACTATGGACGATTTCAGCCTTGTCCTGTGGCCCGATGAATTCACTGTCGATAAGAATTCAGACGACTGGGAAATCACGACAACGACGGATACGAACTTCACGCTGGAGTTCGACAACGTTGGTACCAACGATGCTGCTCTCGCTATCGCAGCCGCAGCCGCCGCTGCTACATCTGCTGCTGAAGCTGCTGAAGCTGCTGCGACCCAGATGCAGGCGACCATGTATGACCCTATGGGGGTACGGGCGGACGCCTTCGAACGCGCCAATCACCACGGCACCCAGCTTGCTGCCACGATCTCGGATTTCAGCACTGCGGCTGATCTCAGGATAGCTGCTGCCATAGGGGTGTCGGTACAGGGTTACAGTGCCATTCTTCAGGCCACAACGGCCTCCTACACGGTTACATTGAATACCAAGCTGGCTGGGATAGCTGCCGGGGCTACAGCCAACCAGACGGACGCCTTCCTGCTCGCTAGGGCCAACCACACTGGCACTGAAAGCGCTGACGTTCTGACCGATGGTGTCACGAACAAGGCGTTCCTCGCCACGGAACGCACGAAGCTCGCTGGTATCGCAACAGGTGCTACGGCAAACAGCACAGATGCTTTCCTGCTTGCTAGGGCCAACCATACTGGCACCCAATCTGCTGACACGTTGACTGACGGCGTTACCAACAAAGCGTTTCTCGCTACCGAGCGTACCAAGCTCGCTGGTATCGCAACGGGAGCCACGGCAAACAGCACAGATGCTTTTTTGCTGGCTCGCGCGAATCACACCGGGACGCAGCTTGCAGCTACCATCTCCGATTTCTCGACTGCGGCTGATCTGCGCATTACGACTGCGACGGGTGTCACGGTCGAAGCATTTTACTCGACCACGGTGGCGTTGGCCGCTGCTACTGTGCCGAATACTGTTCTCGCTGTGCAGTTGGGAGCTTACGCCGTTGTTGGCGATGGTGGCAACCACAAGCGCAAGCGTGTAGCATTGCAGCCCACTTGGGGTGGCATCCGCTCGACGGATCGTTACTTGCCGAATGGCACCATCGACGCTGCCAACGGCGGCTGGTGGGACGTGGACGAAGCCCAGCCGAATGAAATGATGTTCGGCGGTGTGGCCTCTTTGAGCAACGCTGTTCAAACCGCTGCTATCCAGTCATTGCTTGATTACTGCTACGGCAATCCGGGTCGGAAGGCGTACAATGCACGCTCGCATACGATCACGGCCCAAATCAACATGCCTGCCGGTGTCTGCCTAGAGTGGGGCTGGGGCTTCCCGTCCGCCGTGTTTGGGCAGGGCGCATGGATCAAGGGCTTCAACGGCGACATGATTCGCATGGGGGATGCCTCCGTGCTTGTTCGTCCCCTGTTGCAAGGCGTTGGAGCAACGTTTACCGGGCGCGGCGTGGTCGTTGACCAAGGCCAAGATCAGGTCATCATCTACCCATTCATCAACGATATGGATGGGTTCTGCATCGAGTTCCCGACTGACAGCATTGGTGGACGGTTCCGTTGTGAAGGTGGGTACTTCCTGCGGCACGTCGCCACTGATCCGTGCATCGGCTTCCCCGCGATCGAGGCGACGACGTTCGGGTATCGCATCTTCAACAACCCCGGCTCCGGTGGTGGTGTCCTGTTTGCTTT